GCCTTCGACGAGTCCTTTCACTATTTTACCCATAGGTGTATCTAGTATCAGCGCTCTTCCAACAACATCGTTACCGTTCCATTTAAGTTCAGTAATTCTGTGTGAAACTTTATCAAGGTTAATCTGCGGTCCTTCAGGGTGATTTAATTCACCAACGGCTCGTCCAGTTTTAACCTGCTCCTTAACGTACTTAGCAGTTGCTTCTGATAGTACGTCTTTAGGATAAATTCTATTATTGCGGTTTTGTTTTTCCGCTTGCATGAACACACCTTCAATATAGACGTCTTTACCGCCATCTTTCTTTGCTTCGGTGATGTAATCAAGCTTTTCTAAATGTTCTGTAATTAGCTTCATTTTTCTTTCGTTTTGTTAAAAATATCTGCGGTAAGTCCTACTTTACGAACTTCAAGGGCATCATCTAACTTATCACGAACAGCTTCTCCAAATGATTTTGCAGAACCTAGTTTGTTATTTTTTACAATGTTATTAAATATTTTTTGTGCTTTCTCACTCATGTTAATTCTATTTATAATTTTTCAGTTTTTAAAAAGACAGTTTAAAAGTCTAAATCATCTTCTTCGCCTTCGCCGCCTTCGGCTTTTTCTTTTTCTATTTGTTTGTCTAAAGATTCGATATCCTCATCTGATTGTTTTAAAACAACACGTCTAACATACTCATTAGAAACGTATTTGCCAATAAGATCTTCCATTTGTTGCGCCATTTCTAGCCTTTCACGCATAATTTCGAATTCTTTCAGTTCAGCAAAATAGTTATCTTCTAAAAAGTCAATATTGATTGATTCTTCTATATCATCCCAATCGGACTCAGTAATAATTCCTTTTAAAATCAATTGAACTTTTAATGCTTCAATTAACATAAAAGAAAATTTCTTACGCAATCTGTCAATGAATTTTTGAAATTTCAATTCTTCCCGCGAAATTTCTGTAGCACGTCCAATCGTAAATGAACTTTCTTGTTCTAAACGAGCAAGAGGAACATTCAACGCTCTATAAAGTTTCCTTTGAAAAAACTGAACATCTTCGATTTGTCCAAGGTTTTCTCCACCACTTAACGTAGTAATTTCTGTGCCTCGTCCTCCTTCTCTACGTGGAAGATAAAAATCTTCTAGCATAGACATATGTCTGCGATCGTCAGTTATATTACCGGTTGTCGCGTCATACACCATTTTATTGCGATATCGAGATACGACTTGTTGAACGTATTCTTCGGCTTTGCCTTTTGGCAAGTTACCTACATCAATATAAAAAATTCTACGTTCTGGAGCTCTTGAAACGCGATATACCACTAATGAGTCTTCCATATATCGCAATTGATTTACTAATTTAATCGCTTTGTGCAAATGACTAATAACGCGTTTTCGGCTTGAGTCAAATAAACCAGAGTTAATTTGTATAATAGCATCTTTCGCAAACTTTATACCAGATGTTGTCTGTGTTCCGCTGTCCATTGCAGGAGAATAAAGATAATACTCATCAACTATTTTTTCGTATTCTACCTTTGTTTTAGGATCTACTACCTTTTGTACTTCTTTTACTTTACTTATATGTGTTGCTTCAATTGGTCTTAGATCAGTAATTCCCTTTTGAGGATTTGCCGGATCAATTACTATATTAAAAAGTAATCGCCCGTCAATATACCAATTACGAAAATATTCTGCAGATCGGTGATTAAATTTGTAAAGCTTAAGAATTTTATTAAATTCTGTGCGTATTTCTTTTTTAACGTTATCTGATTGATCTAAATCATCCATTATTAAATCAACAGGAGAAGAAGTATCGCCTGCCGCGAGTGCGCCATCGACAATATCAGAAATGGCCGCATCACACTCTGGTTGCTGTGCGGCTTCTCTATAATTTAAAACAAGCTCATGATCGGAAAGAGTTTCTGTTCCGCTTAAATCGACAACCTGGCCGTAGTAACCTCCACCAACTGTAACAGTAGCGCCACCATCCTCGTTTGTCTTAGGAATAGGACTTACAAATTCCTTTTCCTTTTTATCAACTTTTTTGCTTATTTCGTATCCGAATATTTCTGCCATAATATTATTTATATCACGTTATGTGAAGGGATTGGACCTCCACATAACGGATAAATGCTTTATTAATTAAAACTAAGAAGTTGTATTAGACTCCCAATATTGGTAAGCCAATTCAACAGTGAACTCTTCAATTGCATCAGTCGAATCGTAACTTAAATCGATCGCTGCAACGTTTACAGGATATGCACCACGAATCGTATAAGATTTTGTGATGTTACCTGCTTTATCAAGTTGTTCGATAGTCATATCTGCTTGATAATCGGTAGGATTGGCCAAACCGGTGTTAGCCGAGTGTTCGTTAATGCCATTCATCCAGCGCTCCATTGCGTTGCGAATTTCCATACCAGTATCGTTGAGAATTGTAATCGACCAGTTTTCAAACGTACGATCACCTGCTATTTTCAACTGACGTCCACGAAATGGTACATCCAATTGACCGATAACACTCGCAGGTAACTGAGCACCTTTACACATGAAAGATGTAAGTTCAGTATCTCCTTGAGCATAACCGGGATAAGTGACAGTAGCTTTGAACATATTGGGACGTGCACCGCCACCAATTAATTTTGATTTAAAATCATCTACTCCTAAAGTTGCCATAATTGTTATTTCCTTTCTATATTATTTATATTAGTTAGTGCCAACAATTTCAGAGAATTCAACTCCGGTGCGAGTAGCAACAAAGTTAAGAGTAATGAAATTAATCGAACGAGCAGGTTTAATATAGATATCAGCCACAAAGCGGTTAGTATCGATAACTTGACCTGTATTATTTGTTTCGTCGCACACAACTAAAAAGTCTGTAATACCACGGCGACCTTTTACGTCGCGTAAGAATGGTTCTGTCATATTGCGGAACATCGCACGAGTAAATTCGTCATTCAATTCGAATAACTGGAATTTAGCCGCTGTAGCAATTGCCTTTTCAAGAACCATGAACAAACGGCGTACATTAATACGATCGAAAGCAGAAGGTTTTTGTGTAAAGGTTTTATCACCAAACAATACAATCCCTTGTCCAGGAAAGTTAGTAATTGGATTGACTGCTGCTTTATACAACGTATCGCGATCACCTTGTTTTGGATTGTAACTCAATTTAGCTGCACCAAGAATTTGTCCACGATTGAAACCTGCAGGTGAGAACCAAGGTTCTGCTACATCGTCTGTATTAGCACAAAGACCCGCAAGATATCCGTTGGTAGTAATATATTCGTAACGATCAAGATACTTGTTATAAACATAAACGGTTGAACTAGTTGTTGCAAAGTAGTTTGACGTAGTTGCTGGAACATTAGCAGTGATGTGAGTTAGCTTAGTGCTATCACTTGATTTTGTGTGTAGATCAATCGGAGCTGAACCGCAACCAAGAATATCTTTACGAGATGCTGCAATATTTTTTACCTCATCTTCAATCGTTTTTTGATTTGCCGCAGTGGCCATAGGAGTTGCGAAAAGCAAGTTAACATCAACTGATTCAGCATCTGCAAATAATTGAAGGCCTTGTTCAGACAAAGTAGCGGTTCCGGCTCCAATTACTTCAACTGTACTTTGAGTGCCATCAGCGCCGCCTGAAAAGCTTAATTCAATCGCACCGCTTGACAAATTTTCTGATCCTGCCGCGCCAGCATCTGAAATAGCACCAGTTCCAAGAGTATCATCTGCATTAGTAAATACGCCAGAAAGCGAATTTGCAAAAATGTATTGTGAACCATTGTTAATTACATCTTTATAGTAATTTGACCCGCCAGAAAGTTTTGCATCAGAAGCAAGAGATAAACCTTGATATTTTTCAAGAATTGAACCCGGAATCCCGGTGAATAAACCATCTTCATCAATGACTAAGACGTGAATTTCGTCGTTCGAAGTTTCAGTTCCTTCAGCAGCATCTGTATCACCCGGCACATAGTCAAAGTTGTCGAGGATGTCAGTATTTGTTGTTCCTTGATGACCAATAATAACTTTAAGACTATTGCCATAAGAACCTGGACAACGAGCAACGAAATATTCATCGTCATCATCTCCAAAGCTTGCATTGGTTAAATCCTCAAAATCATCAAGATTACCGATTGGACTGCTTAAAACAGCGGCATCATCATTTCCTGCAACTGCGTTGGCCGCTCCAGTTGGAACTGCGCGAGAAACTTTTAAAAAGTTTCCGTATTTTAAAAAACTTGCAGCAACTAAAAATGATGTCGAATGCGCATCATCTGGTGTGCCGAAGATTGATTGGAGATCTTTTTCGGAACTGACGTTAATCAATTCTCCAGAAGGTCCCCAGTTAAAGTGACCTGCGTAACCACCAATAGAGGTAGATACCGCGGGAATCACGTTTGTTAAGTCGATTTCATTTACCTCGACTCCTGGTGATACTAAGAATCCCATGTTTGTTTTCCTTTCAATATAGTTTTAATTAATAAGTTAAGCATAATAAGGTGTATTCAATAGTTCTATTTATAAATAGTCGTATTTACAGATCATACCACGCCTTTATATCGTTCTGCAATTGCTCATACGGGTTAGAATTTTGTTTTCCATCGGATATAACACCAAACGGAGGAACATCTTCTTCAATTTGTTTCATTTTTTCAGCGAATAAAAGTTCTTTTAAATCAACAGTTGATATATTACCAAATGCTTCAGAAGAAACAAACCAAGCAAACATAACTAAATTCATTACCATGTCGTCATGATTTCCCACACTTGCTTCGTAAGAAGAGCCTTTAATCTCAAATGTAGAAAGTTCTTCAATTGTATCTGCATCAACTACTGACATTTTTCCAAGTTCTACTAAATCTTTTAAGTTAGAACAACCAATGCGTTTAACTCTCTTAGTCATTGTAT